TTTCTTATATAGATTGATTGAATGTGCATTTACGAAAGTTAATCCGTATAAAGAAGATATGGAATCCAAGGATTTCCAGAAATATAATAGATGTGATTGTAAATGGAATGAACAAAAAGTAAGACTTCCAAGAGGGAGAATCGACTGGTTCGAACTCATGTTTAAAGAATACAGTATCTTAGTAAGGTACTACTATAAATCAATCAAACAAAGAATAGAAGAGGAATAATAATAAATGTCTGATAAATGGCGGTTTGACCCAAATCAGGATTATACATCTGATGACGGTGATTTTGGGGACAGAAGAAGTAATTTTCAACGGTTTAAGAATCGAAATAAAAAGAGGAAGAACCGTTTCGAAAATAACGATTCTGATTATGAGGATAACCGAAAGAGGAAACGCAACTGGAGGTAACAGATGAAAGATGCTTCTCTGCAACGTCTGGAAGATCTAATTAAAGAACTTAATACTACAAATTCAACAAAAAATAAAATTGCATTGTTGATCTGTTATACGGATTGCAAGAAGTTTTTATCTTATACATATGATACAATTAAGTATCAATATGGTGTAACATCTGATGGCATTCTCAGCATCGGACAGACATTGGATCTATCCGATGCTGTAGAATATGCAGATTTTGAACATCTTTTGATAGCATTATCTAACAGGACTTTGACTGGACATAATGCTATCAAGGCATGCATGAGATTCATACAAGATAATATAGAACATAAGAAACTGATTCTTAATGTCTTAGATAGAAATCTCGAGATACGTGTTGGCGCCAAGATAATTAATCAGGTTTTTCCTGGTTGCATTAGTGAATTTAGTGTAGCATTAGCTAATTCGCTTGGTGATTATGACCCAAACCGTACAAAAATAGATTTTACAAAAGATGAATATGTTGTAGAACGCAAACTTGATGGTGTTCGTACAATAGCCATTATAGATAACGATGGAAACATCACATTTAAATCAAGAAATGGTAAAGTTTATAATACACTTGGTGTTATTGAAGATCAACTTAAATCTTTAAAACTTCATAATGTAGTTTTAGATGGTGAATGTTGTCTATTGAATTCTGATGGTACGGATGACTTTCAAGGTATGATGAAAGAAATTCGTAGAAAAGACCATACAATTCAAAACGCAGCATATCGTTGTTTCGACATAATACCTTTAGATAAATTTTATGCTAAAGCAGATGATACTCGGTATTCATTTAGATATAATTGCTTACAAAGCGTACTTGGTAAAAATCTTCCCAATGTTGGATATGTAGACGCTTGGATAGTCAAATCATGGGACGATGTAGATCGTTTACATGAAATGGCTATCAGAAATAATTGGGAAGGTTTAATGCTTAGAAAGAATACGGCATATAAAGGCGATAGAACAAATGATTTACTTAAGATAAAGCAATTCTGTGAACATGAGTATGTTGTAAACAATATTGAGGTTGGACCATTCCGTGTTATTCATTATGATAATGCTGGTAGAGCATATGAAACTACAGAAGACATCGTAACAACAATATTTATTACACATGAGGGAAATACTGTTGGTGTTGGTTCTGGAATGTCTATTGATATGAGACGTTTATGGAAACAAAATCCATCTCTTATTATTGGCAAAACAATTACAGTTAAGTATTTTGAAGAAACAATAGACAAGAATGGAAATAAATCGTTGAGATTCCCGACATTAAAAACAATTCATGGGATTGAAAGGACTACATGATGAGTAACAAACAGATTTATGTTATAGAAAAATATGGACGTAATTCTGGGGATGATAGTTGTTACAATAGCACAGAATATTTTATAAAGTTTTCAAGAAGATATTTAGGTGGCGAGATAAATTCAGATTCTTCTTATCATTTAGATGCTATTTTCCTCAGTGATCTCGGGCAAGCACAGAAATTTCAACTTTTAACAGAAGCAATAGAAGTGTCTAAAGTTATGCCGAGAAACGTTGGAATCGGACTCAAAGGAAATTGTATGATTAATGTAGCATGTTATGAGATACTGGAAGATAATTCGCTATTGAGAATGGGAACTGTTTATTATCAGGAAGACGAAGGATGAGTATTAAATCCACATTCAGATATGAAATATATGATGATGATGTTGGTGATGTTCTTCATGAAGTAGACTATCACTTCTTGAACGATGTTTTAGAAGATGTCAAAAGAGACATACATAGTTATTCACCTTTTGATTATACGGATGAAGATGATGAAATTGAAAAAGATGATAACATATATTGGTCTCCGAAATTCATAATCGATTCGCTTTTAAATTTTAATTTTTATGGCGGCTTGTTAGAATGGAGCTGCTGGTTTCCAGGACATCATAGAAAACTTACAGTCCGAATAGTGAAACAAAAGATTTAATTGAACTACATTCCAACAAAAGGTGGGTCTGATCTTCAAGTGAGGATCCACTTTTTGTTAGGAGATTTTTATGACAAAAAAAGAACGTAGAGATGTTAAGGATGCACTTGATCTCCTTATACGTTGTGATAGGGTAATAGTGAATCTTTTAAAAGATGGAAAACTTGTAGATAAGGATATCTTAATAGACCTTAAGAAAAATGGCGTAACTGATTTGAGATCTAAATTGGATGAACAATCGGAGAATAAAAATGAGAAAAAACCTGTTTGATGACAAGACTGTAGATGAATGTATAGAATTCTGCCTTTTAAAAGCTGCGTCTGATATCGAAAATAAAAATTATTATTTATCTATAGCAAAGAAACTTGTTAAATGTACTGATTGGAGCGGTCCTTTAACTTGGACTTATACGAACCAAGATCTGAATAGACAATATAATCCGGTAGCAGTCCCAGAAACAAGTCCAAATTATAGTCGCACGGACATTTATTGTGGTCAAAACACAGAAACTGCAACACTAGCAAGTACATTAAATAACGAAGGGACTATAGAATCATGAAAAAGACAAATGAATTTCTAAGTTACGTAAAGAAACTTCAAGCATGTGTTAAGGAATATAAGAAACAAGTTCATGAGACTGCAGATGACATAGATGCTGCTTATTTTTATGATAAAGGATTAAAAAAGTGGATAGAGGAAAATCTGGAATCCATAGACGTTCTTTCTACAATGAATTTCGATCGTGGATTCGTAACTTTTGTAAAACATTATTTGTTAAATCCAAATCCAGAAGAGGATTGATAATGTTCTATAACGTTCAAGTATATGATGAGTATGTTATTCAATATATAGATGGGATGGATACATCAGTACATGATGTAAGATCTTATAAAAAAGTAAATCTAGATATTTTGAAAAAGAATATTTTAAAAAACTTTTTTGATTGTTATTTAGATCCAAAAACGAAGGAAATAATTATTCCAGAGTTAATGGATATGTATAAGATAAATTCTTCTAAATGCTACGAGTTACGTCAATATTATACTCAGCATAAACAAATGCACGATGATTTCCTCCAGAAAATTGAATCACTTACAGAAGAATCTGAATCGATAGAATATGAGATTCCGTCCAGTATGTTATACTTTGAGGATCGTAAACCTCAAAAGATATTAACAAAATCTATTATCTATGTAATCCCGTTTATTGATAATGAAAAAACAAAACAAGGAGAATAACTATGGGATGTGATATTCATCAAAAAACTTGGATTTATTCCAAACTAGACAGAAAATATTTAGATATCCATGAAGTGGATGAATATGATAGTTATGTCTTTCCTCCGCTTTTTACTGGACGCTATTATGATTTCTTTAACCTTTTTGGCGTAAGAGGAAACAGACTTCAAATTCCAGATCGTTATATTTCTGGATTCGGGTGTCCTGAATTTGCTTCTAAGATATTTAAAAAGATGTGGGATACTTGTCCATATCATAGTGGGTGCTGGTTCTATCCAAAAGATTTAGATGATGCCCTTGCTGATAGAATAGAGATTCTTGAAGGGATGAAAACAAAATATATAAACCTTAAAAAGAAATATCCTAAGAGATGGTACGAACATTGGGACGATAGTGTTGATTGTGATTCTGATGAGTATGGTAACGATGACTATATATGGTATGATCCAGATGATCAGCATCTTTTAGATACGATAAAAGAAGTTAAGGGAAAACTTAAGAATTATTTACAGTCCGATATCGAATGTAACTGGTTCTTGAAATATCTTGATCCAGCAAAGACAGTGATATGCTTCTATTTTGATTCGTAAGATTGTAAGGCACAATATGCAACTGAGTAAAGACCAACAAGACGCAATTACCACAATTTTAGACTGGTATAAGTCACCTTCAAGAAAACAGTATATAACTCTCGGAGGTTATGCAGGAACTGGTAAAACGACTGTAATCGCCGAATTACGCAG